CACCTTTTCTCCGCCTTGCGGTTAAATTAAAAAATTAGATAGAGTCTAATTCTAGCAAACTTTATTTCTGAGGGGAAGAGGTTTAAGCAAACTTTTTAAATATGTGATCAAATGCGTTATTGGTCAACTGCAACCAGTTATATTCTTCATGAATTTTAGTTGACTGAGCGTAGTAATATCCAGCATAAGCATTAAAGTTAATAGCAGCATCTCTCATAAGTTCAAGTAGATGTTGATAGTCTGGTTCAAAAACTTTTCCTTCATGTGGAAATTGCCAAGGAGAATCTATTAATCTTGACTTTAACTTTAATGGCCCCAAATAGTTTTCATAATGTGCCCAACCACTTGTGCAAATTGTTGGCATTCCTGTAGCTAATGCTTGTAAAGGAATAAATCCAAAACCTTCCCCATAACTCGGATATATTAAAACATCGTGATCATGATATAGTTTTACTAGTTGACTTATATCTAAGTCATCTGTTATAATCTTTATATTATTATATATATCATTTGGTAAACCTAATATATTCTTATCTATATAATTATTATATATTCTAGTAGTATTATGTTTATAAGCTTTAATTGTAAGACGAAACCCCTTGTCATTACCAAACAATTTAGTAAAAGCATCAACAGCCATCTGGCCCGCCTTCCGTGGCGCAGGTTCTCCAATATGCAAAAACTTCAATACGTCATCGGGGCGGCGTCGGCGGGGCGTCCAAATCTTTTCTATTCCATGCGGAAAAACACGAACATTCTTTAATCCGTTATCTTCAAAAACATTTGCACACCAATCAGAAGTTGTCCAGATTTCATCAACATAACTTAAGTTTTCTTTCCATGTCTCAGGCACAATAGTTGATTCCCATGGAGTATAACTGATTTGATATTGATTTCTATGAAGCTTGAAAAAAGTTGGTTGTGAAAAGTTTAATTGAACTGGAGATTTAGGATCTTGGAATGGCACATTGTGACCTAATTCTTTTAATGAATTAACTATATGAATTCCCGCATAACCGTATCCGTTATTGTTTTTTAAGTTAATTATCGGTGTCGAGAATGAAATATCCATATTATTTTCTGGTCAACTAGCTTGACAGCAATTGCCAAACAATGTTACTATTATAGTTCGTTATCTCTAAAGGAGGAAATGCCAATGGAGAATATCAAACAAAAGCTGAGCGATGTTGCTCATAGTTGGACTGTTATAGGAATGATAACATTATTTCTATTCGGTGTCCAGCCTGAAACAATGACGCCAGCAAAAGCTTTGGTTGTAAAACCAGAGACAAAAACAGAAGCACAACTGAAGAAAGAAACGCTGGAAAAATTCAGCAACACTGTGTATAAACCTTCAGAAATGCTTACCGACAAAGAGTTGCTGCAACTACTCAAGTCTGTAGGTTTTGAAGGTAAAGCCCTTAAACTGGCTTGGGCCGTAGCAAAATCGGAGTCCAACGGACGACCAATGGCGTATAACGGCAACAGGAAAACTGGAGACAGTTCCTACGGAATTTTTCAGATCAACATGCTGGGAAACCTTGGCGATGATCGCAAAGAGAAATTCGACCTGAGATCAAATGTACTACTTTTTGATCCAGTAATTAACGCAGAGATAACGTACCACATGACCCAGGGCGGAGAAAACTGGAGTTCATGGTCATCCATTAAAAATGGGGCAGTTAGCAAATGGCTAACTAAGTACCCTAATCAATAGAAATGGAGAAAGTCATTGAGGATACAAGTAGTATCTAGATATTTGGCTTTAGCAGAAGAGGGCCTTGTTCCAAAGGTTGAATGTCCAATGGATCAAGGCCTTCTAATGCCTAATCAAGACTTAGATGATAAAATTTACCTATACTGCCTTTCTTGCGATTACAAGAAAGTTATAGGATTGGACTTTTATGGAAGAATGGAAGAAGCAATCAGAAATACAAACTGATGGCGGTAAGATAGAAGAAACTGACGCTATGGGTAGAGAAAAATTTTGGGAGGATATAGGTAGACCATGACTGAAGAAATAGAACAAAAGCAAGATCTAGCAGAAAACCTTGATATGGTTAATTACATTATGCTCCATCGTATTTATGATGTTATGACTATTATTGCCAGTAAATTAGTTGGTGCAGAGGAAGTAGATAAAATGATTAAATATCATGATCAAGGGTATCTTTTAGGTCCTGCCCCATCATATACTCCACAGGAAGAAAATGAATAAGTTATATATCGATCAAATTACTCGATATATGAATAATGCAAAAATAGAATTTCAGAATTACTATGATGACCAGGCTATGGCAACTGGAGCTTTAAGGTGGATGGTAGCAAGGCTAGAAAAAGAGCTAGGAAATTGCCACGGCGTCGAAAACGGAACTTGCTACTTCTACTGGAAGCATGAGGATTGCAACCGTCTAATGGGCCTTCTAGCCGATTTAACAGGCAATGAGAAATATTTACCAAAACCCATGAAAGGTAATTCCTGGGATTAAAAAGTAGTTGACTTAAAAAATATAATATGTGATACTTAGATCTGCACGGGTCGTAGCATCCCACCGTTTGCTCCTCGTGCTTACGCTTCGGCGTAGCAAGTCCCAATCGGATCCGCCTCTGGTTGGGATTTGTCCTTTTATAAGTGAAATTGCATCGCAATTGCGAAAAATAAGTGCGAAATGAAGTGCCTCGGCGGAAGAGAAGAACGGTATAATATTAACATGGCAGTAAATCATGGAATTATTCAAATTGGCCCTACAGCTACGTCCCTTAGCAATTGGCATATTCAAAGATCTGAATCATCTTTGATCATTAAGAACATTTCCTTTAATAACGTCTATATCGGCGCTGGCCATGTAACCACTAGTAACTATGGATTTAGGCTTCTGCCTGAACAGACGTTAAGTATTACACTTGGCCCATATGATGAAATATTTGGCATAACAGATTCTTCGGCGGAAGTTTCGATATTGGTATTGGAGAACTAATGGCTACATATATTAATGCTACTTCGGGAATACCACAGTATTCTCCTTCTACTCCCGCCTCATTTGGATTTGATGCATTTGGTAGAACTAAAGTCTCTAATCCATATACACTCTTTGATGTTCAACATAGATATCAATCAGGTGATGAATTTAGTGATATCACATCAGGTGGAGCATCAGTATCATATTCAGTAAATGAATCTACAGATCTTCTCAATGTGGGAACGGCATCTGGAGATAAGGTTTATAGAGAGTCTAAGAAATGTTTTCCATACCAGCCAGGAAAAGCTTTAACAGTTATGCAAACCTTTGTCATGGCTCCAGCTCAGACGGGGCTTCGCCAAAGAGTTGGCTATTTCTCCCGTCAAAATGGAGTATATCTACAACAAAGTGGCAGTACTGTTTCAATTGTTCGTAGAACATATACAGGTGGATCACTTTCAGAAGAAACAGTAAATCAGGCAAATTGGAATGTCGATACAATGAATGGACTTGGTCCTAGTCGACTAGTTTTAAATTTAACTAAAGCACAGATTCTATTTATGGAATTTGAGTGGCTTGGCGTAGGATCAGTCAAAGTAGGATTTGCAATCAATGGGCAGTTTATTACTGTACACCAGTTTAATCATGCTAATATCTTGGATAAGGTTTATATGACTACTGCTACTCTGCCGATTCGATATGAGATTGAAAATACAGCAGCTACTTCAACTACCAGCACATTGAGACAGATATGTGCAACGGTTCTGTCAAATGGTGGATATGATAGAAAACCAGAGGTATGGTCTGCTTCTCGTGCCACCCTATTTCAGAACGTTGGCACAACCTTTGTTCCACTTGCTGCAGTGCGATTGATCGAGGGCAGAATGGATTCTGTAGTGCAGATTGCAAGACTAAATGTAGCTACAACAACTAATAATTTATTCGAATATGCACTTTTTAGAAATCCGACGCTAACTGGCGGAACATGGATTCAAAATACGCCAACACAAGATACTGAATACAATGTAACTGCAACAGCTATGGATGGCGGAACAATAGTGCGTAGAGGATTTTTGGCGGGATCGAATCAAAATAACGCAGCAACAGATCTAGAGATAGATAATGGCTTTGATCTTCAATTAGGTAGAACTAATGCAGATTCTCCCGTATCTGATGTATATTGCCTAGGTATAAGAACAGTATCATCTACAGGTGATGCTATAGGTTCTATACAATGGCATGAGCTTATTTAATTCCCGCCCTTTTTGAGCCTCGTATCCGATTTGAACGGATGACCTATCGCTTACAAGGCGATTGCTCTACCACTGAGCTAACAAGGCATATGAGCGGATGATGAGAATCGAACTCACCCCTTCTGCTTGGAAGGCAGAGGCACTACCAATATGCAACATCCGCATTAGCTGGACTACTAGGATTCGAACCTAGGACCTAGAAGTTAACAGCTTCCCGCTCTGCCTGCTGAGCTATAGTCCAATATTGTAGTCAACCAGAATTATTGTTTAGGATTTTTTATGAACATAAAATATAGGACCCATAGTGTAAGTCCAAGGAATAATATTTTATCCACTATCCCGCCTTTTTTTGTTTTCTAAAGTGTGTACGTTCTCTATGACAATTTGAACACACTATCTCGCACTTTGCGATTTCTTCGTCAATCTTTTTTCTTGACAATGTTGGAACAAGTTCCATAACATTCTTCTGCTTCTTGCCACGAACGTGATCAAAGTCCATTACGTAGTATGGATAATACGATCCACAATCGGCACAGGGAGAGGATTCCTTCAAGGTTCGCAGATATTTATATAATTCTGCTTTCCTTTTAGCAACTGAAACCTTCTCGGATTTCATATGCCATTATTCTAGCATATGATGTTTCACATGAAACATCAGTCGACTATTTTTTTACTCCATTATAAACAGGGACTGAATCCATTAATTTAACTTTGCGAGTTGTTACATATCCGCCTTTATCATCTAATTGCATTCTGGCTGATTCTTCATTTTCCGCCAAAATTTGAATGATCATTTCGACCTTATAGCTGTAACAATTTGTATCTTCTACTTTATCCATACCGCCAGTATATCATGTATGTTTATTTTAGTCGACTATAAATTAGATTCTTAAAAATGTTAATAATATTTTAATTTGTATGATGCACAATTTAAAAATGTCCGTTTTGTCCATATAGTGCGCCCATATGTGACTTAACTTACACAAAAATTATGTGACTTAGACCACCTATGTCCGATTTGTACCTTATGCCCCCTTGATATTGTCAGTGGGTTAGTGTAATCTAAAGATATAAGGATAAAGAAAGAAAGGTAGGTCAATACAATGACTACACTACAATATGAATATACAGTAAAGAATTTCACCTGTGATGAGTGTGGAGAATTCTCCGATGAATTATCCAATATCACTAGCGATATTGAGGATACTACTATTACCGCCCTATGCTGTGATACAGAGTATTGGGTCTATGACCTAAACCAATTAGGTTATGAGGTTATAGAGAGTGTGAGGTAACTCACACAAAATATAGGGTCTGACCCCTGAAATTGTCAGCAGCATAGGATATGCTTACAGCATAACAACTAGTAAAGGAATAGAACAGATGTTTGAAGCAATACTAACAGCGATAAGCCTAAGCGCTTTCGTAATAATGACAATAGCAATACTAAAAAACGGATAAGGAATAAAGAAAATGGATAGATACTTACTAATAGAACTAGGCTCTGAGGGAATTGCCTTTGAAACCGCTCAATTTGATTTCTACGCATCATGGCTAGGAATTGGAATTGCTATCGTGTCAGTGGTAGCGTATAAGATTTACAAGAACAGAAAGTAAAGGAGAATATATAAATGTATTCGTTCGATAATAATGACAACTCATACAAGTATGAGAGTATTCAACACGGCTATGAAATTGAATACTATGATGAAGATGAAATAAACCCTATTGAAATCTCTCTAGATGAAATGCTAGAATTAGAAGATGAGGCTTTGGCAGAATTGGAAGAGGCGATATAAAATGAAATGCTCTATGTGCTATGGTAGAAAGGTCATCTATGTAGGTGATCGTCATGAATATACAATAGAACCATGTGAGAGGTGTGCTAAATGATACACCTACTCCATGCCGCCGCCCTGTTGTCGCTCTGTATCGGTCTAGGCTTTGTTGTGACATATCTCATACTCACCTAACGGCGTGTCGGCTTGACAAAAGCTGCGGCAACCCGCACAGTTGTGCGGGCGATTTGCCCTTTATGACCATTATGTCCGATTTGCCGAAATCCTGCGACACGCCCGAAAAAAATTTGACCAGACAAATTTATTTTTGTGATGATTATCACAATGTCCGATTTATACCGATTTTCGATTTGATAATGTCAGTCTTTTTTGATAAACTCACGGAGTAACAAAATGAAAGGAAAACTAAATGAAAACTTATTCAATTCCCGACCTTCTTGTAGGTCAGACTTATTATCCTCGCTCTATTGCTAGAAAATACCAATTCGGCGAAATTACTTTCGCTGAAAAGCGAGAGGACATCTGGCTTGACGGCTATGATGCCTACGCTATCCGCTTCAACGGAAATAAATGGGCGACTGTCGCCGTGAAAGTTGCCGACTAAATGTCGGCGGCTTCCGCTATAATCTGATTTACTACGAAAGGAAAACTAAATGACTACACTTAGAGAAATTGAAAATTATCGTATCTGCCGTTGCTTATTATGGTCCAGACATTCTCCCTAACTAGGGAAAATGTCAGACCCCCACGCTATAATTCAACCAATAACAAAACGAAAGGAAAACTAAAATGGACCTAAAAGAATTTAGAGATTTCATTACCGCTCAACGCTTGGCGGAAATCAAAGAAAAGCGCAACGCTAATCTCACCGCAATTTTGTCGGTGGCTAATGCTACAATTACCGAAAATGAACGAAAGGAAAACTAAAAATGAAAACAATTCATACTCTCGCTTTTGACTGCGACACCTGCTACGGAAAAGGTTGGCTTTTCTATGGCGGAAATGAGGATTACAATATTGAGCCATGCGACTGTAATCCTAACTCTGATTTTGACGGCTCTCTATGATGTTGTTGAAGCGGACGGAGTAAAAGCCTGATGATGACACGAAAAGACTATGTCGCTACCGCAGAAATTCTGCGGTATGCCTCAGACAAAACCCACCCTGCGTTATTTTCAAAAATGGTTGTAGATTTTGCGTTAATGTTCGCAAAAGATAATCCAAAATTTGATGCGAATAGATTTTATGAAGCGAGCAATTATCATGTTCCAAAATTTACCTCGCATTAAAAAAGTTTTGGAATTGCGCCGTAGCAATGCGGCGCAACCAATTCCAAGTAAAAAAATTTATAAAAGAAAATCAAAACATAAACGGCGTTTTGACTTGACAGAATAAAAATCGCCCGCAAAGGAGAGTGGGGCATTAGCTGGTTACGAGTCAAGTTAGAAACGCCCTGGATCTTGTGAGGTTTATCACAAAGCTGGCGGGCAGAATAAAACTAATTTGTCAGTAGCCTACGCTATAATTCTCGCTATCAAACAAACGAAAGGAAAAAAATGCTAAATACAGATAACTGGGCTTTATTCCCGTTCTCCGTTAATGGAGTTAATTTTGTATCTAAATTAGATACTAATGGCTCTTTCTATCCGCAAATCTCACGCATGCCTGCCGAATTGGTAGAAATGATTAACCGTGATGCTATCACCGAATTAGTAGGCGACCCTACTAAAATGACAACCGAGGAATTACAGGCAGAATTAGACGCTGTAAATCTAGGTGCAACGCAGGCTATTTTAGCCCTTGCCTAAATTGTCGGTGGGTAGGTGTATAATCTACCCACCACTAAACGAAAAGGAAATAAATAAATGATAGCAACCGCAACCGCTCTTATTCAGGCAACTGAAGAAAGTATTTTTGATGACGAGGCTATGGGCTTCGCTCAATTTATAACACACTCTTACAAAGAATTAGATGATGAACAAATAGCCAAAGCCTTGTTCGTCTATGCTTCTATGCTAGCAAGCACCGCAGTAGATAAGGCTACCAAGGTATTACTAACTGAAAGTCAATTAGCAGAACTAACTGCTTCTATTGACGAAATGGATAGCCTAAGAAACGAGGTGCTAAATGGGTAGCACCTTCGCACACGATTTAGCCGATTATGATTTAGGATTAGATTTATCTACTGCTATCTCAATTCACCTTAGCTCTAATCATTACCCGCCCGTTCCTCAAAGTATGGTCATGCCGTGTATTGAGGCACTAGAGGCTTATTGGGAAGATGAAACTGATCGTGAGATAAAGATGCCCGAAGGCGTATCATACAAAGGATTAGATACAGCACCCGCTTGGGCTATCATAGAACAACACCACCTAGAGGCGTGGCTCTAAAATGTCGGTGGGCTATGCTAGGATAGCCTCCCAAACAACGAAAGGAAAAATAAATGGCAACAACGCTAGAAATTGGACAAACTTTCACAACTGCTAAATCAGGTGTGACAGGTGTAATCAAGGCGGTAGATAATCACCCTTCAGGTGTAAATCGTATCCTCCTTGATGTAAATGGCAAGGAACGCTGGACAAGCGCACCTGCTAACAACTAAATAAAGGGCGGGGGATACAATGTCAGTATCCCCTGCTATAATTCCCATAACTAACTAACGAAAGGAAAACAAATGGCTAGAAATGGTAAATCCATAAATGTCAAGATTGCTACAAGCAAAGTAATCAAGGCACTTGAAACTAAGTTAGCGCAAATCCAAAAGGATAAGGCTAATCAGAAAACCAATGAGGAGAAGTTCTCAAAGGCGCAAGAAAAATACAACAAGGAGATTGCTAAGTTAGCACTTGATAAAATTGCTAAAGCAACAGACTTGTCTGCTCATACAAGATACAATGGCGACATAAATGTATCTTTCACACTACCAAAGGGAGTAATTGACCTTCCTACTGAACCTGAGAAAGATTTTGAAACTTTCCATGAGTGGCAGTATAAGGAAATGGTAGATGAAATTGAGAACGCAATTCGTATTCTCAAGATGACCGATGAGGAAACAGTAAGCACTTCAACTTACAACTCTATCGCTCGTTATCTCTAATAAATTGGGGGCTAGACAAAATCTAGCCCTCTATGTTAGAATACCTTTAGCAAACGCTAACTGACCTGAGCAAGTCAATGCTAAACTGCTCAACCAAAATCCCTACTAACAGAAAGTAAAAAATGCGTAATCGTTATCGTGTTGAAATTTATGACGACAACAAAGCAAATGATTTGACTATTTATTCAGATGAAGGCATTAGTCGTGAGTATTTATCAGAATTAGTTTTTGGTAATATCAGACAATTCGCTGGCAATGTCAGGGCTTATGTTTTTGATACAAAGAAAAAGCGTAAAACTCTGGCGATTTATTTACCAATGGAAACTGTAAATAGATATAATAAAAATCCCCTAACTAAAGATGAGTTAGGTTTGATCTAAAAGCTTGGGGCGGGTCTGTCTACCCGCCCCATTTCCCTTTTGGCCCGCAAAAGAGCGGGGGCCCCATGTGAATTACGTCACACACGGCGTGTCCCCGAAATTTTGTCAGTTTAATCTGTTATAATAACGCCATAACGAAAGGATAACTAAATGATTAAAGTCTCTTGTCTTTACTATGATATTTGTGGCACCGCCACTTATTTTGCCGATGAGGCGGAATATGAAGTCTATGGCGATGATTGGGCATGCGCCGAATGCCTAGATACTGTTGCCGAATTCGCTGTCGGAATGTGGTGATATAATGTCCGCTATGAAATTGAAACGCTCTAATGACCGCAAAGTGGCTAACGCTGTTAGCCCTAACGGCAAGACACCTACTATTGCTAATACTTTCGGCCTGCCTGCAGGTAAAGAATATTCATGTCCTGGGGCCACTAGTATCTGTGAAAGCGTATGCTATGCAGGTAAATTAGAGAAAGTATACAAGGGCGTAAAGGCTGTTCTGTTGCATAATTGGGAATTGCTACGCAATGCAGATATTGAAACAATGGTCTCTCTTCTAGATGAGATGATTGTCGAATTCAAGGCGGACTGTGATAAGAAGTCTGCAGATAAATTATTCCGTATCCACTGGGACGGCGATTTCTTCTCCGATACCTATGCCTATGCATGGAAGACTGTTATCAATAAACACCCTGATGTTCAATTTTGGGTTTATACTCGTGTCTCTTCCGCCGCCGTTATTCTAAAGGGAATTGCTAATCTATCTCTTTATTATTCGACGGATGATGAGAATAAAGATATTGCTAAAGAATTGCGTACTAATCACGGTACACGCCTTGCATATCTAGGAAAGACTTTCGCTGTCACCGAAACAACAATGAAAGAATTGACTGGTAAAGTAGGAGCAAAGTGCCCTGAGAATGCTAAACGAATTCCACTAATTAGCACTAACGGTTCCGCTTGCGTATCGTGTGGGCTCTGCGTATTTAATAAAGCAGACATAAGATTTTCTGCGAGTAAAAAATGACATATAAACCATATGCAATTCATGAATTGCAACAATTAATTTGGGAAGACTGCATGGATCACGTTGACAATTGCTCCTGTAAATTGTGCTCTGCTTTAAAAATAATTACACAATACACGAGCTGAGGCCCGCAGATGTGCGGGGTTTTCCACAGGCTTACGAGTACCTGTGGATAACTCCCAAAACTAAATAGACAAATGTCAGACCCGTATAGTATAATTCAGGAACTAATCAACTATCGAAAGGATAAATTCATGGCTCATAACCTTGAAATCAACGGCGACGAAGTCGCTTTCGCCTTGCGTGGAACTCCCGCATGGCACAATCTCGCAAACAGAATCTTCGCACAAGATGAATCTGTTTCAACTCAAATGATGCTTGATGAAGCGAAACTATCTAATTGGAATGTTTCTCTTTCTCCTGTATCTGATTTCATTCCAGAATCTTGGAATGATTCTTCTAACTCACAACTAGTTACTAGAACTAATCCGTTTAATGGCGGAACTGATGTTCTCTCAACTGTTGGTGCCCGCTATAAAGTTGTTCAGAATGAAGAACTATTTTCATTCGCTGACAATATCCTAGACGGCGATTCTCGCTGCGCTTGGGAATCTGCTGGTTCTCTAAAGAATGGTAAAGTTGTCTTTGGCTCTCTTACTGTTCCTCGTGAAATGGTGTTAGACCCACAAGGTGCTAACGATAAAACTAAACTTTATCTTATCGTATGGACATCACACGACGGCTCTGTTGCTGTTCAGGCAGCGATTACACCTGTGCGTGTTGTGTGCCAAAATACGCTAAACCTAGCAATGAAGCAATCTAAGCAATCTTTCAAGATTCGCCATACTCAAACGGCGGAAGGTAAGATTCAAATTGCTCGTGAAACTCTTGGTCTAACTCTTGGATACTTTGATGTCTTTGAGAAAGAGGCTCAGGCTCTATTCAATGCTGAAATTACTGATAAGCAATTTCAGGATATTGTGAAAACAATTTATCCTAAGCCTGCTGAATCAGATTCTAAATTGGCTAAGACTAAGTGGGATAATAAAGTTGTTTTGCTAAATGACCTTTATCATAACTCACCAACTAATGCTAATATCAAGGGTACAAAATGGGGTGCTTTCAATGCGCTTACTGAACGCCTTGATTATTTCCGCCCTACTCGCAAGAGTAATTCAGAATCTAAGTGGGCTTCCGCTTCTGGTTTTGACCCAATTATTACTGCTGAGAAGAATAAAATTCTTCAAGTTGTAAAATCATTCTAAGAATGAATGGGCCCCGAAAGGGGCCCCACTTAGGCCCCTTGGCTTAGCTAGGTTAAAGCGCCACCTTGTCACGGTGGAGATCACCAGTTCAAATCTGGTAGGGGTCGCATAGCGCCCGCAACCCTGAAAGCCAAATTTGTGATTTACGACACAAAATAAAAAGCTCCCGAATCCTGGTTGTAAATGTCAGTCGGATTCGCTATAATACGGTCCATGTTAAACGAAAGGAATGAAATGGAAACAGTAACACAGGAACTATATAACCCACATGCATTTATTGCTGTGCGTCGTATCAATTCCGAAACACAGGAAAATACATTTCCTCTATACAAGGCTACAGATATCGAAACTGTTCTAAATAGAATTAATCTACTTGAACAGCGTATCGAGCACCAAGAAAAGCAAATTGGACAGATTATTGATAATCTAACTGTTGATGGTTGGTTTTCAGATTCGGTCGACAAGGAAGAGGTTCTTCGAGACCTTTGTGTAATCCTTGACCATGAACCTAAACAAACTATGAACTGGACTGTAACTCTTACAGTATCAGGAAGCACGGAGGTAGACATTACCGAAGTTAATGACTTTGATATCCGCTACCACCTCGCTGATAATCTTTCAGTCGATTCAAATGATTTTACTACGGAAGTAGACTCATGGGATATTGACTTAGTTGATAGTCAGGACTGGAACTAATGTATTATCAACTACGTGCTCCTAATGGTGCCGCCCTCAAGGCGGCCTATTGGGAGGCTGAGTTTTCTGGATTAGACCCATACTATATTTCAGATAATGTATTTGATTTAGGCACGGGCAGTATAGAAAAAGTCTCAGCCTTGATTTCCAAGTATAAGTTAGATATACTAGTGGAGTCAGATTATGAGCCAACAGGCTATAGGAGGTAGTATGGACTACAAAGAAGGTTTTGAAGACGGCGTTAAATTTACCCGTGAGGTAATTGTTGCCAATATCCGTGCATGGGCTTCAGACTGCATTGACGGCAGCGAAGGTCAAATCATGGACGATATCGCAGACAAAATCGAATTTGGGACATTAGACAATGACCTCTGAGGATCTAAATAAATGGATTAAATGTGATTCTTGTTCCGCCCAAGCCCTATGGCTTGTGCGTGGCACAAGCGGTGAGCTGTATTTTTGCGGACACCATAAGAATAAGTTTTCCGAGACCATTGACAAATGGGCCTACGAAATAGTAGACTTGGATAAGAAGGAAGAAGTACCACAACTAACAGAAGAAAGGATATAACGGTGGGAGATAGAGCAAATTTCGGTTTTGTACAGCCGAACGGAAACACAATTGTACTGTATGGACATTGGGCAGGCCATAATATGCTTGCCAATTTAGCAGAGGCGGTAGCAAAAGCACAGCCTCGTTGGTCGGACCCCTCATATGCAACACGTATCGTAATTAGTCAGATGATTGGCGATGCATGGGGCTTTGAGACTGGATGGGGTATTCATGTCAATGAGATTGGCGACAATGAGCACAAAATTCCAGTAATTGATTGGTCTCAACAGACTTTTAGTCTTCATAGCGAAGATTCATTCTTCAATGAGGACAACAAGGTAAGAGGCATGAGCAATGAACCGTTGTTCGTAATGGACCTACGGTCATTTGTAGAAAAATATACAGACGCCCCCATTCTGGTATAATTAATCTACGGCTTATGCCGATTTAAATGTAGGGTGCGGCTATAGGCATTCGCCAAGTCGCTAAGTAAAGCAGTGTTTACTTAATTCCTTTCGTTTGACTAGCAGCCCTACTTGTTAAAATCCCTGGAGCAATCCAGGGATCTTTTCATTTGCCCTCACAGCTGGGTACCCTATTGATCTTTTACGTAACTAATTATAATTTCCCGAAAGCTGGGCAATATTGTCAAATGTCAGAGGGGCATTGTATAATTGGACCATTCAACCGAACGAAAGGAATCAAAATGCCAAATTGGGTATTTAATGGTCTTACAATTGAAGGTAATCCTGAATTAGTAAATGACCTTGTAAAACAAATGAACAAGCCATTCGTCATGCTCCATGATTCATGGAATGCGACATCTGGCAAAATGGAAGTAACTCAAACTACATATCCAAATCCTGTATTTGCTTTCTATAATATCTATAATCATAGACAAGCAGGTATATCTGATAAGGATTATCTTGCACAGCCGCCTCGTGGTTTGCCTATTGAAGAGGCAATGGAATTCAAGACAAATGACTGGTATTCATTCAATGTCCGTGAATGGGGCACAAAATGGGATGTTGCCGTATCTGATAATGAGAAGTATGCAGATACTTATATTGAAGGTCCTACTCCAAATGGGGAGAATCTTGTAGTTTATTATAATATGCATACTGCTTGGTCTCCGCCCATGCCTGCCATTTCTAAATTATCTGCACAATATCCTAGTTTATTGTTTACTTTGTCCTATGAGGAAGAAACAGGTTGGGGTGGGGAATGTGAATTCCTTCGTGGAGAAATGATTAGTAATTCTGAGTATCAGAACAAATGCAGAGATTGCGATTCAGAAGATACATTAGATTATTGCGAGAATGACTGTGGCGAGATATGTTCATCTTGTAATTATATGGGCGAGGCAGACCTAGAATGCGTAGCAGAATGTCAGACCCATAAGATATACTTGGACGAAGAACACGTGCCAGAATATAGAAAGGAAGCACTAGAAAATGCAACACGGAGCATTTGATGATTTACCTGATATGGTCAGAGACGCTGTATTCTCAGATATCGCTGACCAATTACTGCAAGACTGGATTGATTCTAATTTAGATGAGAGCCAGTATTTTGCAGATATGCAGATAGCACAGCGTTCTGGAGACCCAATTCTTCAGAATAAATTTAACGAGTTCTATAATCTAGGACCAGAAGACGAGGACTATTTTGGAATCTGAATATATTAATAGAAAAGTACAACTAGTTACTTATTTACAACTACATGTACAATCATTGAATGAGGACCTATCTCAGTTATCTAATAAAATGGATTCCTTGGACCCCGCCTCAAAAGACTTTGCTGAATTAGATATAGAGTATAACTATACAAGCGGCCAAGTTTCTGCTACAATGCACATCCTTGAATATGTAGAGGAGATAATGTGAATACGCTAGAACTGGAACCACACCTGCAGAGACAGGTCGACGCTGGGTCCTCTGGGACCGATATCCTGCACGGGCACCTAAAGACGCTCATGCTGGACGCAGAACGGGAACTGGAAGAAGCACAATCCTTGGAGGCAGAGACCGAAGAGGCCATTGATTCCATGGAGCGGAAGTACTGGGAAGGCCAAGTAGACGCTCTAACATATATTTACCAAATGACATATGCATTAGCATTCGCAATCGACGAAAGGACAAAGAAGAATGGCTGAATTAGATCTATTAGAACAAACACGTAGGGACGACGTGTACAATCAGATGTTGGAGATTAATAGACTGCTCTCAAATGTTGGGGCATTTCCCTCATTGTTGTGGGCGTGGACATTTGATATAATCAAAGATATCTACGACAACAATCAAATTGCTGACCTCGCTGAAACAGATATCGCAGATGAAGGTGTCCCTGAAGGAATTACTTTAAAACAAATCTTCGATAAGTTCTGGGAGGATGTAGATACTCTTGGATTCACCATGGATAATGGCGGCGAAATCCTGGAGGAATGTGTTCGTGATTGGATGAGGGACAACAATTTCCTGGTTGCCCTAGATGAGGACGGTTGGTTAAATGACTAATTTCAGAGTATATGGAGATAAAGTAGACGAATACTATATCGATGTTGAAGCCGAGAATGCGGAGGAGGCATGGGACATTGCCTCCAATGCCGCAACACATGAATGGATCCAAATGGAGTCTGATTCAGTAATTGAGGTCAGCTTCGTAGACAATGAAATTATCACAGCGGACAAATAGGACAAATCGGACTAAGCTGTGAGAATGTGGGCGCAAAGGCCCCGTTACGAGGGTATTTACAAATTCGTGGATACCTGATAAAATATAACACTATCATAGAAAGGATAGACAACAATGGCAACAAAGCGTGAATATCTAGCTCAAAAGGGAATTACTGTAGGCCGCCGTGGACGTTTCTCGGCAGCAGCAAAGCAGGCCCTAGCTGAGGCGGACAAGCAGGGAATCAAGTTCACAGCAGAGACCAAGACTGCTAAGAACTAATTAGTTGGATCTGAGAAGGGCTGGCGCAAGTCAGCCCTTTCTGATATAATGCCAAGAAAGGAAGGCGGACTATGGCAAAGAAATCAAAGGAAGAAAAGTTGGCGGAACTAATGGAAGAATGTCTAAATGACCATTTCTTCAATTCATCTCTATTCGCTAATATCATGACAACAGATTATCCGTTATATACACAAGAACGGCTAATGAAACTAATATCTAATCTAATAAAATACTCAAGTCGTAGATTTGAATATGAATGGGAGGCGGGAGAAACATCAGAAGGCCTTCTCCTTGCAGATGCTCTCAATGATACATTGAAACAATTAGGCAAATAACTAAATAGATATAAGGGCAAGTTGGACTATATGTCCGATTTGCCCTTTTTGCTGTGTAAATGTGGGCCAAATGTCGTATTTACGACAAGCTTCCCAAAATCCCAGAAATTTGTGGCATTATCGGATAAAATATAACAAAATGTTATACAAATAGATCAAAATAGATCCAGAATAGATCAAAATCTGGACGAATTATGGGCCAAATTTTCTATTTACGATAGGCCCAAATATGTCCCAGAAAGGTATTGACAGATCCAAATTGATATGATATGGTCAAAGTTATCCACATGTTTATCCACAGGATTACGATTAAATTGTGGATATCGCTCAATTACTCATAATATATCAAAATAGATATACAATAACAATTCGTTATGTAATAATAACCATTTTACTCCACAATGCTCCACTATACTCCACTTTAAAAGGCCTTACAAGGCTATTAGAGACGTGAAAAAAGTGGGGGGAATAGGAGATGATGGCATCTATTCTGGTGAATTTTCTACAGGCTCTGTAGCTACAAATGATCCACCTATATTTGGATCCATCATATCTGGATTTACGCTCATACCTTGGGGATATACTCTATGTACTACATGGGGGTTATCTTCTATATAGTGATCTTGGCATACGAAGATTATTTCGTATCCCGCCGAATTTATTCCAGTCGACTGCTTTTCACAGTATTTACAGACTGAAGCTATTCTGACATTTCTCTCTCTTAAATGTTGGAGATAGGCAGCAATTTGTGGATCTGATGGCAAAGGATAACTCATTGTTGTAAATAGGCAAAGTAATTAAGGATGATGAATATAACTATAAGTATACCTATGGCGTATTTCATTCTTTCCCGCCGAAATTTATGACCTTGAAGGCATCGCCTGTTTCTTCATCTACGAAGTCCCAATGATATTGCTCATGGTCATAATCTGGATCTATTGTCCCAGTCTTTTCCCAGTATGGAACTCCATTCTCATCATAGTCATTCCAGCCAGGACCAGACATGTCCATATTTAACCTATAGAAGGTTCCGTATTTGCTGTAGATTGGCCAGAATGTATCCCATAGCCATCCATAATACTTATATCTAAATCCTTTGTCTAGGCCTTCATCTTCCATGTATGATAGCTCTAGCATATTCTTGGACGCTATTGATCCTGCCCAATTTGCGATCCATCTCAAAGGTGGTCTTGATTTATGCTCTACAATCGAATCATCAAGAAAGTTTCTCAATATCCGCCTCCACATTCATTTCTCGTATGATATAACCGATTGGTTATAAATTCTGACTTAGTGGGCGCAAATAGCTCCTTACGACAAGAGCCACAAAATCCCAGCCATTCCCGCCCAAAAAAGTCGTAATACATCCATTTACTCATTTATGGTCCTTCATGTGCCGATTGAGAGTATCATGGGCAAATATGCCCCATCGTACCTCTATTTCTTTAGCACAGGTTGGACAAATTACTTGTTTGGACATGTTCTCTCTTTCCGCCGCACTTTTTCGCCGCACTATGGTCTAAATTATAGTAAATTTGACAGTAACTGTCAATAGACTAGATAGACCACCAGCCACGTATTGTACCGCCCTCTACGGGGCACTTGTAGGCTTTGGGAGCATCTGATTCGTAGTATTCCTTGAAAAGCCTCTTATGAAGCTCACGATCTGGCTCATGGGTATTCTTGCCACAGTCTGGGCATATATCCTGATATACATATTCGTATACGTGTCTACAGATTGTATTTGTACTCATCTGATCCAAGCCATTGCATTCTTGATTTACCGCAAGGGCATGGTGGAACTAAATGAATATATTTATCTTCAAGTTCTGTTTCGATGGACATGACCGTACCGCATGTCTTACATCTAAATAGATACTTTCTCATTTCTTCTTTTCCCCTGCGTTTATTATTTCTTTGACTAATATCTTCATTCCTAGTCCATTAAGTTTAGATAAATCTATGCTTTCAATCTCATCTAAGATTCTTTTACGTTCTTGTTTTACCGCCTTTGCACATCCATTACAAGGACATGCCCAACTTTTCTTTGCCTCAACTTTATCTTCTCTTTTATGAGCTGTTTCTGCCGCCTGCAAATCCATTATAAACCTATTGCCTCTGTATTATCAATAGAGTCATCGATAGTTTTATCGTGCTCTTTCGTGCAATTGCCACATTCTCTACACATAATAAGTTCCCCCACCACAGCCAAAGGCCATTAGCGGGGGAATTCTTTATACCTTCTTTGGTTTTGTTTTCTTTGAACCAAGTACAGTTTCTCTACGAATACCATGACGATAATGAATCGCAATCTCTCCTGTTGAGTAGCAGTCATATTTAGAGTTAATCCTGCTTCTCCATCACGTGTTACATCGAGCATTCCGCCTGGAATTTTTGCCATTCCAGTTTCGCTGCCTACATTTTCGCAGCCACACTCAATGCACATTCTACTTGCCTCCGTTGCCAAGACCTGCGCCATCTTGTGATGACTTGTCTGTGGCTGGGAATGCTGACTTTGGATTTGGAGCATACTTGGCATCAATGTTATTTGATCCTGACTGCTCTCCTGTCTGGTTAAATCCAGTCATGTTGATTCCGTCTGACATTTTATATCTCCTATAGGTTGTATTTAAGCGGGTCTAGAAGGCCGCTCATTCCTCTATTATAGCATTTTCATCATCATCTATATCAAATATATCGTCTGGGAGGGCATATACCTTCTCTACCGCCCTCCAGACCATATCTATTAGTTTTTGAATCATGCTAGTTTTTATATTTCTCGTGCCAACAGTCGTCGCAAATCATAATATATTTAGTTTCAGTGCTACTTATTCGAGTCGCCTCGTTTTCGCAACCTTTAACCTCACACTTCTCTACGTAAGACATTATTTGGCGTTATTAGCCTTTACACGATTATATCCAGTTTTCTTTTTATTCATAGATCCTGGTACTTTACCGCCTGGTCCTTTATGATTTCTTTTTCGGATCTCAAGCGATGCCGCTATTTTATCGTGATGCTTTCCCATTTACTTCTTCTTTTTTGTGGTCTTTTTTACAGTCTTCTTAGCTGGAGACTTCTTTGCAGGAGCCTTTTTCTTGGCTGCTGGCTTCTTAGCCGATGCTTTTTTCACGGCTACCACCTTTCTTTCAGGCTCAGCCTGAATCAATACATTATATTTAAATTCTTCTTCTTTTGGAAAAAGGAAATTTTTTAGTTTTTCAAACATTATATTTTATTACCCTTATCTTCTATTTTTCTAATTACAAAACCTAGCACATCTCTTGGACTCCACTCTGGAGGCAGTTCTAGATTTTTTAAATCATTTGTTAGGTCATGAATAAATTGCTTTTTGATAGTTGCGAAATTATCCCATTCCATACTCATATTCTAGCATTTATAAAATAAAGGGGCAAGACCCTAAAGTCCTGCCCCAATATTTAATTAGATTACTTTACAAGAGCAACCTTAGCAGTTGGGTTCTTTGCATTCCACTTCTTAGCGAGAGCATTGAACGCCTTCTTCATGGCTGCAATAGCAGCAGCATTGTCTGCCTTAACTTTTGCAAGTTCTGCAGCAGCAGCAGATTGTGCATCTGCAAGTGCCTTATCAGCAGCAACCTTAGCGGTTACGGCATC